CACCAAATACAAATTTCTTTTGATAAGCGTAATTGGGTTGTATGATCAAACTATTATCAACGCCATCTTGAACGGATGCATCAATTGTCTTTGTATAAATTATTCCACCTTCAGCCATATTAATTATTTATAATTGTGGTGAGTTTTCACAAATTTATTAATTCGCCATGCGATAACCCATCTTCAAAATCCTCAACATAATTAAATAAACCCACATTAAAAAATTCCCCACCAATTTCGTCATTTGTTCTAGTTTCAAAATCCTCAACATAATTAAATAAACCCACATTAAAAAATTCCCCACCAATTTCGTCATTTGTTCTAGTTTCAAAATTTTCAAGAATTGCAAATAGCCCCGTTAAGAACAAATTGCCATAATATTCACAATCGTCCTCGAAGTCTGTATCAACTAAATCACATATACCAAATTCTGGTTCTGGTTCAACATATTCAGTTTCAACATATGGTGAAAATTTATATCTTTTTTGACCAATATATTTATTCACATTTACAATATCATTTCTCATTTGGCGATCCGCTAATACACGCTTTTTAATAATAGATGATCGAATATCTCTATTATTGTCTAAAATGCGCCTTCTCTTTGATAAATTCATATTAGTTATTTTATAATATTGTCAACCTCAACAGTAATGTATGTAGGAGTGCCACCATCCATTCGACCCTCTAGTTTTATTTTGGTTTCGCAACCATCTGAAGTTAAATTATTGGCTGATAGTTGAAAGCTACTCCCTCCTTCCAACAACCAATAATTTGGATCATACTGCCCCAAAATACTAACATCTTCGGCTATTAACACATCGTTTTTATACGCTTTTATCCAAGCATTATCATCTTTTGAATCACGATCATGTGTAATTGTAAATATAATACTTTCAATATCTGGTTTGATAAGGAACTCAATATACCCATATCTGGATCCCGTCGTAATTGGCACTATATGCCAACTATCAATATATAGTATATCATCCTCCGCTACACCTGTAAATACTGCTTCAGTTCTCCAAGTTTCTCCAATCCAACTAGTATTACCAAAGTCAAATTGGGTCGTGCATGGTTGTTCAACATATTCAGTTTCAATATCAGTTTCAACATATGGTGAAAATTTTTCACGCTTTTTATTTAAAATTTCTTTTTCAAAATTATAAATTAATTGATCTTTTTCAGCTTGGGTATTTAAAATAGTGTTAATTGATCTATCAGAATTTATACTATCTATCAATTTGCGCTTACTATCAACTAATACGGTCTGTTTAAAATTTGGTCTGTTTAAACGACCTAATTGCCTAGAGAGTGCGCGTTTAGCATTTCTATTACTTGATAATCCCATATTAAATGTTTATAGAGTCAGCCGTTTTTGTCAAATAAAAAACCCACATTACTATGGGTTTTGTTAAATATATGACTTAAAAGTTATATAAGTTCTTGGAAGTTAGCATCTTGGCGAGTTGCGATGAAGTCAACCAAAATAAATTCGGCTGTTTTGGTTGGTTTTATATAGATATCGATTTTCATTTGATTTTGTTCTAGAACCTCATCAGTATTATTTTTTTCATTACATAATAAGTAATAATCACGAATACCATCATTATTCTTAACACCCTCAAATAGTGGATTAAGGACATTAACGACTTGGTTACGAGTAAACAAAGTATTTGGCTCGAATACAAAATACTTAACGGTTCTCAGTGTTGCCTTTTCAAGATACAAGAAAACACGTCTCACATTAATTCTATCGAACGCACTCGGTTTTGCCATAAGAGTCTTTTGACCCCATGTAACAAAACCATCCGTAGGACTAAACATAATGGGGTTAACACTGATCTTATATAGTTGATCACGCTCTTTTTGTTTAGGGTATATAGCAATATCGTTGATGTTACCATTAATACCTCTTGTAAGACCAGCAGGGGCATCCCATACATTATCCATGTTAGCCATCAATGAAGCTGCGAAACCTGAGTATGGAACCCACGTTTGGCGATTTGATACACCATCATAAACCTTAACCCAATTACCATATGTTGCTGCATAGCTACTGTTAGCTGTTGCAAACTGATTGCGCAAAGGCCAATAGATAAATTTACTAAATGTCTTGGCAATACGAACACCATCAAGTTCATATGTTTGCTTTGTTACAATTGAATTTTCCCCACTGATGAAGATTTGACGAATTGGGTCTGCAATAAACATACAATCTTTTCTTGCCTTTGAACAAAATTGCTCAAATGCACCAAAGATTGTATTATAATTATCCTGTGTTGTTTTAAGAGATGAATCGCCAGATTGGTCTATCATTGCACTAAGTGAAGGCCATGATACACGATCATCATACGTTTCAGATGATAACTCATGTGTTGAACAAAAAATTGTCCCAAGTCCACCCTCGACAAGTAAATCAAGCTCAAATAAATCTGGATTTTCAACAAGATCAAGAACTCGTTCAATTTTTGAAGGAAGTGCGCCGATTGTTTTATCAGCACCACGGGTATTTTGAAAAACACCAAGTGGGAATGCTTCATTTGCATATTCTGCCACTGGAGCAGATAAATGTGGCGACAATGTAGTTGATTGATCATCTAGAACACGAAGTGATACCTTTGGTAGTGAGTCACCAGTAACGTTCAAGGAAAATACATCTTGAAGGTATGGATTAACAAAGAACCGTAAGTTATTACTTTGATTATCAACAGTTTCTAAGAAGATACTTTGATTTGATCCACCAGTTGGGTTTTGTAATTCACGATCTGGATCAAACGAACCAATGTATGATTCAGTAATAGCATATGATAATGCAATTGCAGAATTTGTAAATGGTGTCTTACGAAGCTTAATAATCCCCACGGTAAGAATATCATCAAATTCGGGAATGCCAATATTGAAAGATGGAATATTTTCCATAACCTCCGAAAGTGAACCTCCTTTAGATGTGTCAGCGGAAAGAGCAAAATCAAGACGAGACTCAGGGATTGTTATATAATCATCACCCGATTCAGAATTATTAATACTATTAATACTAGTAACATCAGTATATTTAGAATTTGGATCAGTATTACGATTATCAGAAATAGCGAGGTAATTACCTTCATATGTTTCATTTATAGTCCCCTTAGATGTATTTAATACAATTAGTCCAGCGCGACCCATTCCATTCTTACCGTCACTTAACGATGTATAATCAACGTCACCATCTTCTTCACCAAAAATATCAGACCAGTCAAGTTCACCGTTGATAAGACCCTCATACGCTTTGCGACTAAGTTCAACGTGATATGGTTTTGTTAAATAATATGCACTAATATTTTCTGACCCTGAGCTTAATCCTTCAGCCGATAAATCTGCATATGAAGTGGAGCCATCATCTGGTAGAACTGGATACACAAGTGCACTGTATTTATCTTCTGAAAAGATACTACCACCGCTAGCACCATAAGGCAGACGAGAGAAGTAAATGTTAGCAGGAGAATCAAACAATGCCTTAACAGTATGGTAACTGTAACGCTCTGCTGGTGTAGTTGGTTTACCGTAAACGCTTTCATATTCTGATAGAGATGTAACTTGCAGAACTTCATCTGTTGGGCCTTGGCCAGCAAATCCCATTGCAAGAACACCCACACCAAGCGGTGCATTTACGCGCAGAGATACATCTACTTCATTGATTTGGACACCTGGAGATGTAATATATTGTTGAGTCATAATTTATAAATAATTCCGTTTGTTTTAATTATTTATAATTTCTAAGGTGAATTTTTAAATCAATGTAGCCGTGAAGAATGTAAATGCAAACTCAAATTGAGATTCTAATTCATCTGGATTTTGATCAGAATATTCTGGGGACGTTAAAGATACAGGAAACGCTCCCTCATAATCAAACCTAATTATTTGATTACCATATTCGTCAAGCCCATATACAGTAAAATTGGCAGTATAATCTTTCATTGCTTCCCATGCTTCATATCTACCTAATTCATTTACGTTATATCTTGACTCCTTCTCGTTATTTAGAATATCTAACCAATAATATACTGTCCACCAGTTACGATATAAGTTATCAATTTTAAATTTTACAAAAATATTTTCATATTGATTTCTTGAATGTGACGATATTTTTAGATGCTGCCCCGCATATGGTTGTGCAATGTCTGGAACTACAATGTTAGGAATTGGCGAACCTGTAATAGAAAATTGAAGTGAATCAAAATCTATTTTATAATTACTTCGCTCTGTTGACTTATGGCCACGTAGTGCTTCAGGTAGAGAAAGTATCATTGTATACTTATCAGCTCTACTCTTATTGAGAATAGACTGGTTTAGTGAATACTGTTTAGGTATGAATAAATCTTTATTTCCGTTCATATTAATTATTTATGAATAATTAGGGGCTGGGTGATAACTTGCCCAACCACTATCAGCATCTTGCGTAGGCGTTAACCAACCAGCATCGATAATATTATCCATTTCTGAATCGTCACCCCATCCACCATCACCCATAAACACGGAATCTATACCATAATTATTTTCTTCGCTTCCAAATAGATAGTTCATATCTTTTCTACCAAATGCTTCATACATGGCTTGAATTAAGATTGGTTTTTTATTATCATCCCACCTTACAACATTGAAATATTGATTCACTACCATTTCATGCACACATACTAATGCCCACATCATTGCGTCAACTCTATCGTCAAAATATGAATCACTTTTTTTACCCCATTTACCGCTACCTTTGGACACAAATGTATTCAATTCTTTAAGATAATCTTCATCGTGTAAAACAACTCTACGATGGTCTTTTAAAAGGTAAAACATATTCTCAACACCATGATATTTTGTATTTGTAGATGATGTAACGCCTTTTAAGTGAGAATAATCGCGATTACCTTGCTTTGTTGCAAAGTTCACAAGGTTGGGATAATTATATTCCTTGTCTAGAGTATTAATAACAATACCCCCACCAGTATTATTACGCTCAACTGCAAGTGGCGGTTTGCCCCAATGGGTCATTACTTCATTAACACGCCTTGCAAACTCATATGGCCCTACATCTGTGCAATGATATGTAGCAACTTGTTCGATGCGTGTAAGCTCAGTTATATCAAATACACAAACTGTTGATGCACATTTCCCAACACCCTCACCAATATCAACACCCGCACAATACATACGATCTTTAATATTAGGCTGTTCAAAAATCTTATATGCTCCATCGTCATGCTCTATTCTTGGTTTTCTACAAGATTTTTGTAACTCATTATATAACTCTTGTGAAATATTTGAACCACCCGATTCAAGAAATTTACATTCATATTCTTGTTGGAATTGTTCATCGCCAAGTGTCATCCGCTCCTGATCTGCCCACTCTTTGGTTTTTCCAGGCACATTAGACCAAGGAACCTCTAATCTGCCCCAACCAGACCCTTTTTCTTTGGACACTTCCCATAATTTATGAAATAAATTTCCAACCCCATTTGGAGTTGATGCGATCAGCACCTTTGCATTATCAGAACTAGAAATAGTTGGGTAAACAGCAGACCAAAATTCCTTCATAATATTAGGTTCTATAAATGCCTGTTCATCAATAAGTAAACATTGCTTAGATAAAAAACCGTTAGCATAATATGTATGATTATCTTTGATTTCTAGGAATTCGTATACGGGTTTTGTATTATTGACCTTAATTATGTCTATAATAACTATGCCATTATAAATCGTATCACCGATTTTTAAATCTTTGGCAAATGTATATTTGTTATCGTCCACCATTAACTTATGTTTAGGTGTGCATATTAAGGAATTTTTATAAGTATGAATTATCAACTTATTATAATTTTTTCCCTTAATAACCCCTTTAAAGTCTTTAAACCCATCTTGGGTTAAGACCTCAAACCTATTATTTTTAAAAATAGAGTAATCTACAACATCTGCCATATTATTATTTAGCTTTCGGCCTACCTTTTAGCCACCTATTTCAAGAATTGGTATTTATTCACTAACTAAAAACATATTCATGTCTTCACCATCAGACTCTAATATATTATATAAATTCTCCATATTGATATCAAATATATCACCTGTATGTTT